TAAGCAAATTCCTCAGTACCTAGACAGTAGAACTATATACGGCGTACTTACCTTAAGTGAGAATCTTGGGGCCTCTAGGTGGTGGTTTGATTATCTAAAAAATGAACCAAATAGAACAGAAAAATATAAATCTATTATTAACTTTTAACTAAAAGTTACAGTACGTTTTGGTCTCCAACCAGGTTTTTCAAACTCTAAAACAGTAACTACGTCTAAGAAAAAAGGACTTAAGGTTAAATCTAGATACCTGTAGTCACCGTTTTCTATATCTCTATTACCCGTACTTTCTGAGTTAAAATCATTAGTTATTAAAGCAAACTTTGAAGACTTAATAATTTTTACAAGTACGCTAATCACATCTTTATTGCATAAATGCTGTAGAACATCTTTGCATATTATTAGATCTACCTGCGGTAATTCATAGGTAGTTATGTCACGACTTATAAAATCTATGTTAGAGGCAGAGTATAAATTAATGTTGGAATCTATGACAGAGTCTACAACATCTACCCCTAAGTATAAAACAGATGATAAATCAAGAAATTTAGAGAACTGCCAATCCCCACATCCAAGGTCAAGCACAGTTTTTACCTCAGGCTTGTCAATGTATTTTTGTAAAACATCTACATACTCTTTTACATTTTCTACTTTAGAGCCACCGCCAGATCCACCCTTCCATAGGTCTTCTTTGTAGATTTTAGAGAACACCTTTTTGTTATCCATTTTACATAAGCCTATCTGTCCAAGTTTTTGGAGTTTTATCTGTAACAAACTCTAGAGGAAGGTGATAGTTAAACTCTCTAGCGCCTTTAGACTTAATCCAGTTTACTAACTCTACTAATCCAGCCTCTAGTGAGGTAGTGGTCTTGTAGTTTAAAATCTCTCTTGCAAGATTGGCTGAGCAGTTAGCATGAAAGACTTCCTGAGGTCTTCCTGGCATATAAATTGGTTCTAAATTAAAATCAAGAATTATTGATAGTTTGTAGGCCAGCTCATTTATGGTAACAAACTCTTCATCTGGCCCGATATTAACAATTCGACCATGAGCAACATCAGTCTCACATGCAATCATTAACGGGTCAGTGACATCCTGCATAAATGAAAAGCATCTTTTTTGCTCGCCATTTCCATAGATAATAGGTTGCTTACCCTGAAGCATTCTATTTATCATAATTGAGGCTACGTTCCTGTAAGGGTCATCAAATTTTTGTCTAGGCCCAATGATGTTATGCGGAACTAGTATTACATAGTCAAGCCCGTGAGTGTCTGCAATATTTTTTATCATAAGTTCAGCCCCGTACTTTGCTATCCCGTACGGATCTTGAGGTTTAGGGGTCATCGACTCAACAAAGGGAACTACCTCCTGAGTTCCATACCTTGCCATAGAGGATAGATGAACAATTTTTTTAACCTTGGCTTTTACGCAAGCACTCATTATGTTTGTAGTTATCTGCATCGTGTTTCTGACAACTAGAGAGGGGGAGAAGACCGAGAGTCCTTCATATGCAGTACAAGCAGTGTGAACTACTAAATCTACATCTTCAAAAAGGGGTTGGATTAACTCTAAATTATCTAAATCTATATTATGGAAATCAACACCTGAAGGCACGTTCTCTTCGTAGCCGCCTAATAAGTTATCTATTCCTACAACATCATAGCCTTTAGCAAGAAAAGCATCTGCTAGATGGCTACCCATAAACCCTGCTACACCAGTTATCAAAACCTTCATTTATGAATTGCCTCTTTTAGTTTGGTAATATCACTTTGGAAATTTGTCATTTTATATTTAATAAAAGCATTTCTCTCCCGCTCATACATCCAAGGAGAGTTTATTGCAGAATACAAATCATCAACAGGTGCCTTGCTGACTGCGTAGTGGTGGTGCTCTAAGATAACTTCAGGGCAGTACCTGAGTGTGCCCATAAAATCACCTAACAGTTTCCAAAAATTATCTATGTATAGATGCAACAACTCAGGTGGTGCTAGATACCCCAACGTCCTTACAATATTTGAATCAAAACAAGTTCCGTTGCTAGGCAAACGCGCACTCTGAGCCAAATCATCTGGGTATGAGATACCCATAGGCACATCTTTTATTGCATTAATAAGGTTTTCATCCCACTTAGGTGTCATAACAACTGTGTCATCTGCTGCCCAAAGAATGTAGTCATACTCATCCATATATTTATTTGCCATGCGGTTTAGTTTTTCATTAACACCTAATTGCTCTGGCTTAGGCCCTATCTCGTACTTAACACCGCTCATCCTTGGATACAGAGCGTGATCGTCTTCATCTAAACAAGCAACTATGTCTGAGACAGTAGAGTGTTGTCTTAGGGAGTCCATCGCTCTAACAAATCTTTTAGGTCTAGTTCTAGAGGGAACTAGTATCACTGAGCGGGTCATATCTTAATTTTAACACGGAATATGTGAAAAGCAGGCAGTATCGAGTGCAAGTTATGAAACTGCTTTTTTACGCTTGCTTTTCTTCTTCAGTTTTTCTTTTTTCTTCTCTAGTTTTGCTGCTTTATCCATTCTTTCAATCTTGTAGGCTTCTACAGCGTTGGCGCTAGTTCTACTTCTCCAAGCAAAGCCACACTCAGTGCAGGTAACAATCTTTGCTGTAGTCCATCTTCCAGTTGTTGATAGTTTCTCTACAGATGTTTCTAGTTTGCCAGGTCTAGCGGTACAGAACGGGCAGTTGGGGTACCTACGACGACGAGTCTCTTCTCCAAGATATGAAACTGAAAGAGTTCTGCGAATCTCAATCTCATCTTTGCCTCCCCATATTCCCCAGATCTGTCTGTGCTCTAGAGCCCACTGTAAACAATCTTTTCTTACAGGACAGGAAAAACATAAATTTTTAGCATCATATTTTTCAGAAAAGTCTTTAGAGAAAAACCAGTCTAAGTATTTCTTATTGGCTGGTTTGGAGCACAGGCCCTCACTCTGCCATCTAAGACTATCTGCTGGTTTCCACATATACTCTATTTTAAACTAAAGTACTATAAATCTACTGACTAAAACACTATATTTACTATATTTCTATCCAAGTGACTAATTCAATATTTTCGACTATATCACCGTACTCGGTTTCTGAATTTTCGTCACATACACTGTATTCAGACTCTTCTTCTAGAATCCCGCACCAGCCCCTAGTTATTTGACAATTCTCAATTAATTTAAAACTATCTCCTAAAGAGTCAGCAACTCCATCCCTTTGAATAGCAGATGCTAGTGCTCTAGAAACAAGTTCGTTATCCATATCTACCTCACCTAAGGTGTAGTAGACGATTCCCTCTGAGTTGTTTTTACTGTAGCCAGAGCCAGCCCACTCACACCAAAGTTCTTCCCCAGGTCTTGTGTCTTTTTTCATTAGTACTTCTAGGCTCTATTCGTCTTCTGTAGAGTAGAAATTAAACTCAAAATCTTTTGAAAACTCGTCATCGGTAAAATATACCTCTTCTTGGTTTTTTAACTCGTATATACCAGCGATAGTTACCGACCCACACATACAGCAGACCTCTACAGAGCCAGTGTTTACTATCTCTGGCATATCTACACCAACAAGTTTTACAAGGATGTTTCCATCCTCATTCACACTCTGAGGCTCCCATTTGGAGTGCTCTTCCATCCAGCACAGTTCGCAAAGAGCCATAGGGCTAAGCATTGGACTGTCTTCCATATATAGCCTCTCTCTAGGCATATCTAGTAGGACAATTCTAGTTGTATTTCCCATTCTAGATTTATTGTAAATCTGTGTTTATAGAAAGTTTCTTATGTTTCCTTATATTGGTTCTATCCTTGGGGGTTAGGCCTCCCCAAAAACCAAATAGTTCGTTTTTGATTGCCCAATCAGCACACTCGACTATGTGAGAACACTTTCTGCATATGGAGCTTGCCATAGCGTATGTAGTCATCGGGTCATCCCTAATATCATCTTTATCATCAGTGTAGAACATCTCTACACCTATTTCTGAACATAACGGTTCTTCAAATTCCCATGGACCACGAGACACTTGGCTCTCCTTTTAAAGTTTGGTTATCTGGTTATTGACCTACTAATTAATCTTTCTTACTCTCCAAACTTCCTACTTCATAACCACATGCAGCATAACCAGCAATATCAACCCAAGTGTCGGGTTGGAATCCAGACTTAGAGGCATACCTAGCCACCTTGAGCCCGATCATCATCATTGCAACATCTTCATTACTAATCTCAATACCAAGAATCACAGACCAAATTTTTGCTGTTCGTTCAAAATTATCCTCAGGTTTTCCGTATTGCTTATCTCTTTCCCCCGAAATAATTCTGGCAGCCTCGCGTAGTGCTTCAACACGTAAGGTAGAAGTTTCACTAGTTGTCGTTGCTTCTTCTTGACTATCTGATGTCATCTTTTATCCTCGCTATAACTAGAGCATTGTATTTTTGGGGAAGATTTTTATCAGCAGTGCTATCAACACTTACTTCGTAATTAACGTATTTTAGTGGGTCATCAGAATTTATGGCAAGGTAGGAAGATATTTCTTCTTTGATGTTGTCAATAATTTCTTGATGATTGTCCCCACCTACAGAGAACTTA